ACGTGCCGCGAGTTCCAGATCCTGAAGTTCGCGCAACTGCGGTGGCCAAAGGGCGATCCGCAGAGCGCGGTTTACATCTGCGAGCACTGCGGCCAGGAGATTCGTAACCACCAGAAGCAGTCGATGCTGGCGCGCGGCGAGTGGCGCGCCGGCGCGAAAGGCGATGGTAGGACGGCGGGCTTCCATATCTCCAGCCTGTACAGTCCGGTCGGTTGGTTCTCGTGGGGCGACGCCGCCAAGCAGTTCGAGCAAGCGCAGAAAAACCCGGCGTTGCTTCAGGTCTTCGTCAACACCGTGCTGGGCGAGACTTGGACGCTGCTCGGCGAGGCCCCGGAGTGGCAGAAGCTTTATGACCGCCGCGAGTCGTACAAGGTCGGCACCGTGCCGCCTGGCGGGCTGTTCCTTACGGCTGGCGCGGATGTCCAGAAGGACCGCATCGAGGTCGAGATTACCGCGTGGGGTCGGGGCAAGGAGTCGTGGTCGGTCGATTACCGGGTGCTCGAAGGGGACACTTCGCGACCGCAGGTTTGGGAGAAGCTAACCGCGCTGTTGAGTGAGGCTTTCCCGACCGCGTCCGGGCTGGAGTTGCCCATCCTGCAACTCGCCGTGGATTCGGGCTTCGCCACCATCGAGGTGTACCAGTGGGCGCGGCGGCAGGGCGGGCGCGTGCTGGTGATCAAAGGCGATTCGCGGACGCCCGCTCTTATTGGATCGGCGTCTCCGGTGGAAGTGGGCCCGGCGGGCGCGAAGCTGAAGCGTGGCGTCAGGGTTTGGCCGGTCAATTCCGGCATGGCCAAAGAGGAACTGTACCGTTGGCTTCGGCTCGACCGACCCACCGATGAGGACCTCGCGAAGGGGACTCCCTTTCCTCCGGGGTATTGTCACCTCCCGCGCTACAGCGAGGAGTACTTCAAGCAGATTACCGCCGAACAGTTGGTGACGAAGATCGTCAAAGGCTATCGCCGGCACGAGTGGCAAAAGATGCGCGAGCGCAATGAGGCGCTCGATTGCCGCGTGTATGCTCGCGCGGCGGCTGGTCGGGTCGGCATTGACCGCTTCCAGGAGAAGCACTGGGGCGACCTCGAACGCCGGGTGGGCAGGCCTCCGGTGAAGGACGTCAAACAAGCACCGGAGCAGCAAGCGCAGCGCGCGGATGGCAGGCAGGCCGCACGCAACCGGGTGCGCTTCAGGATGGACATCTGATTGAAGTCCGGGCAAAAGGCAAGGTGGTGCGACGGTCGAATCGCGATTCGTCCGGAATGGCCAGCACCCAATCCCACGGGGCTACCTTATTTGGTAGATTGGTAGCAATCGAGCAACGTGCCACTACGTCGAGCAATTTGGAGGACCGCATGAAGAGCGCAGCCGCGACGCGGCAGATTCACGTTCGCGTTGCTCCTGACCTCAAAAAGGCCATCAAGATGTTCTGCGTTCGTGAGGGCGCCGCCGAGCAATCCTGGGTTCACGATCTGATCGAAGAGGAACTGAAGAGAAAGGCTCCCGATCTGTGGGCCGGCCAAGGCAAGACTGAAGCAGATACCGGGAAAGCCAAGAGGAAATAGATGGCGACAGACAAGCAGTTGGCGGAAGCCGTGCCATCGAAACCGAAATATGTGATGACGATTTCTCGGCTCACGGTCGATAAACTTGGCGTTAAGCTCTACGACAAGGTTTCGGCGGTGATCGCGGAGTTGGTCTCCAACAGTTACGACGCGGACGCCAGCAAGGTGACGATAAAGGCTCCGATGGGCGAGTATCTTGCTAGCCGCGTTCAGAAAGCTGACAAAGACAAGGGATTCGCCATCGAAGTTACCGACGACGGTTGCGGTATGACGCCGGAGGAAGTAAACAAGTACTATCTCCGAGTCGGCGCGGAGAGACGCAAGGACGAGAGGGGCGATGTTTCCAAAAAGTACAACCGCAAGGTCATGGGAAACAAGGGCGTCGGCAAGCTCGCTCCTTTCGGTATCTGCCACCTGATTGAAGTAATTACTTCCGGCGGCAAGCGCGTGACGCAGGAGGACGGTAGAGGGAAGAAGAGCACTGGCTACGCAACTGCACACATCATCCTTGAGCGCAAGAAAATTCTACAGGACGAAGATTTCAACTACGAACCGGCGATTGGAGAGATGGACGGAACTCTGGCTAAGACTACCGGTACCCGCGTTATCCTGAGGGATTTCGAGTTTCGCAGAGTTCCCACCATGGAGGAGTTCTCGCGGCAACTGGCGCAGCGATTCGGAATCCAATCGCAGAACTGGCAGATCGAACTCCTCGATGCCGTGAAGACCGAGGACGATCCAGACTACAGCGCCACGGTCGGTAAGTTTGAGGTGAAGACGATGGATAACACCGAAATCGTCTTCAAGCCGAACGGGACCGACATCAAGGACCGAGCGTTCGACGGCGCCAACAAGAAGATTGAAGGGCTGGACGCTGGCTTCTTCTACGAGAACAAAGCTTATCCCGTGAGCGGCTGGATCGCCTACGCGAAAGAACCGTACAAGGACGATCTAATGGCGGGCGTCAGAATCTACTGCCGAGGAAAGATCGCCGCGCAAACATCTATCTTCAACCGGAAGGCCGGGTTCACTGGCGAACACGATGTTCGGTCATATTTAGTGGGCGAGCTCCACGCAGACTGGCTGGACGAAACCGAAGATCTAATTCAGACGGACCGCCGTGACATCCTTTGGTCGCACGAACTCGGACACGAATTCGAGAACTGGGGCCAAGCCTTAATCCGGAAGATCGGTACCAGATCGCGCGATCCCATGAAAAAAAAGACGTGGGATCGCTTCAGAGAAATATCCAAGCTCGACGAGCGCGTCAAGAAGGCCTTTCCGGGCAAGGAACAAGGCGATCTGCGCGACAACGCCATCGAAGTGGCGCGATGGGTTGGGCAGACGATTAGGGCGGACGAGCTTGAGGACGAAGAGAAGGTCGAGAAATTTGTACAACTCAGTCTCATGCTGGCACCGGTCATCACTTTGGACGAGATGCTCCGTTCTGCCGGAACGGAAGCTGATTCGCCATTGGAAGCCGTAACTGACGTCTTAAAGACGGCTCGCATCGCCGAGCTTGCGTCGTTCGGCCGAATTGCCGAAGACCGCATTCGCGTGATCGAGCGGGTCGAGAAGTTAAAGGACTCGAAGGGAACTCTCGAATCCGCTTTCCAGACGCTAATCACAACCTCGCCATGGCTGATTGACCCTCAGTGGTCGCCAATCACGGCCAATCAGGCTTTCACCACTCTCCAGAAGGAATTCGCGAAATTCTACAAGGCGAAAACCAAGAAGACGCTTGAGCTTGGTCCCTTCACCGACGGTCCAAAACGCGCGGACTTCGTAATGAGCACGCAGGACGGCGCGGTTCAGATCATCGAAATCAAGAAACCCAAGCACAAGTTAGAAGACGAAGAATTCGAACGCATTATCACCTATCGCGATCTCATGCAGGAGTTCTTGACGGCCGAGAAAAACAAAGGATTCGTTACGCTTTTCCCCGATTTCCACATTACGCTCGTTTGCGACGGGCTAAAGCTGAAGCCAGCCTATCAAGAAGGATTCAAGAGCCTGATCAAGGACAAACGGCTGACTCACATAAGTTGGGAGTCGTTTCTATTGAAGACACGAAAGATGCATCAATCGTTCTTGGACGAAGCGGACAAGATGAAAAGGGATGCTCTTGCAAACTAAGCCGCCATACAGTCGTCCCGTTGCTGTCGACGTTTTTTCCGGAGCCGGAGGACTCACTGTCGGCATGAAGCGGGCTGGGTTTAAGGTCGCCGCTGCCGTGGAAATCGAGGAGCACGCCTTCGCAACCTACAAGACAAACCATCCGGAGGTCCACGCTTTCAAACAAGACGTCAGGACCGTCCGTGGCGGCTCTTTGAAAAGAGCCGCCGGAGGCTGTGTCGATCTTCTGGCTGGATGTCCACCCTGTCAGGGCTTCTCCACTTTAACCAACCCGTCAACGAAACGTGATCCTCGAAATGATCTGGTCCTCGAAATGGCTAGGCTGGTCGAGGAGATTAAACCTCGGGCCATCATGATGGAGAACGTGCCGGGCTTGGCGGACCGAGGTAAGCCCCTCTTCAATCGACTTCTGAAGAAGCTCGACGAACTGAAATACCGCTATACGTGGGACGTGTTACAGGTCGCTGACTACGGAGTCCCCCAGAACCGTCGCCGCTTGGTTCTCTTGGCTGGAAAAGGGATGGATCTGACTCTCCCCCCTCCCACTCACCACCGCACTGGTGCCGGCGGCTTGGCTAGCTGGCGAACGCTTAGAGAAGTTATTTTCGGCATGGATTCGCCGACGCTATTGGAAGATTCTTGGAAAGAGGGTGGACCTCAACACTTCAATTGGCATGTGATTCGGCGGATGTCACCGGAGAATGTGGCGCGCCTTCGCAAGACAAGGCCAGGCGTGAGCCGGGCGACACTTCCGAACCGTCTTCGGCCCGATTGCCACAAGTCTGTAGACAAAGGTTATACCAACGTCTACGGACGAATGAGTTGGGATCAGTTGCCGGTCACCATCACCGGCGGATGCACGACGCTGAGCAAGGGGCGTTTCGGGCACCCGTCGGAATTGAGAACGATTTCGGTCCGTGAGGCGGCTCGAATTCAGACGTTTCCAGACGACTACATTTTCGACTGCCCTTATATGGAATACGTTTGCGCCATGATTGGAAACGCGCTGCCATGCGACTTCGCCGAACTACTTTCGGCTTCTGTCGCCCGCCAGTTGTCTGCTAAGAAGCTGAAGAAGTAGAATCGCATCGGCGGGCCTCTATCAGTGCTCGAATACGCCGAATAGTTCGCTCTTTGGCCAGCGAACACTCCCAGACGCGCATCACGGCCCACCCGTTCGCTCTGAGCTTGCGCGCGACGCGCCGGTCTCGTCTGCGGTTCGTCTCAATGCGATTGGTCCAGAACTCGACGTTGGTGCTGGGGAACCGCTTGCAGCGGGGACAACCATGCCAAAAACAGCCGTCCACGAACAGAGCCACTTTCAGCTTTGGCCAGGCGAAGTCTGGTTTTCCCGCGATAGGCCAGTGACGACGATATCCACACAGGCCGTGCAGGCGCAGCAACCTTGCCATCGCCACTTCGGTCGTCTTGTTGCCGAAGGGCTTCACCGCCGCCATAATTTTCGAGCGGACTTCCCTCGATACGGTATCCATCGTGTCCCAACCATTGTGGGCATAACTGGCCGGCCGCGTATAGGAGCCTTACGGTCGGGCACGGTGCCATGTTGTGTCGGAAAAGTGGTCCTCATCTGACGGGCGAGACGTTATGCTTGACGCCTGATGCTGCTGGATGGAATCCAGCCCAACACACTTTTATGCCATTCACTCAGACCGATCTCGACGCTCTCGACGCCGCGCGTAAGCAGGGTGCGAGGCGAGTCCGCTTTCAGGATCGCGAGTTCGAATTCGATTCCGTGGATGACTACTTGAAACTCCGGAATCTGATCCTGAACGACGTCGCCCAGCAGTCCGGGCCGCAGCAAGTGCGCCAGGTTCGCATCTACACGACGAACGGTTGGGGCCACTAAAACAGCCGTGCCAATTGAAACGTTGATGACGCTCGCGCGCCAAGCCGGGCACGAGCCGATGCCGATCCCGCGCGTCCCACGTACCCGCGCGATGGGGACATTTCCGTTCGATGCCGCCGGTCGCGGGCGTCGGGGAATGGGATGGAATCCGCCGTCCCTCGGCCTCAACACGCTCCTGTTTTCGCACGGGCTGGAATTGCAGGCGCGCAACCGGGACGCGGTTCGAAACAGCGCGTGGGCGGCGGCGGCCGTCGATTCCTACGTCGCCAATGCAATTGGTCGCGGCATTCGCCTGGTGCCGCACCATCCGGACGATAAGATCCGCGACCTGATCACCAGGAAGTGGAATCGATGGACTCGGGAGTGCGACGTCGAGTACGACCCGCGGAATCCCGCATCGGGCCAGACGGATTTCTACGGGCAGCAGATGGTGATCGCACGGGAAGTCATGGAGGCCGGCGAGTGCTTCGTGCGGTTCCGGCCGCGCTCGCCGAAGGAAGGTCTCACGGTTCCGTTGCAACTGCAACTCATCGAGGCCGAGCAATTACCGCTGTGGCGCACGGCTATCGAGCAGATGCCACCCAAGAATTCCGTCCGGTGTGGCATCGAATTTCAGGCCGACGGACGGCGTGCGGCGTACCACTTCTGGAAGTCGCATCCAGGCGAAACGATGTTCTTCCCGATGGATGCTCTGTCGGTAGAGCGTGTGCCAGCTACCGAGGTGCTGCATGTCTACAAGCCGATTCGCGCGGGCCAGTTCCGGGGGCAACCGTGGTTGACATCGGTGATCGCAAAGCTCTACGAACTGGAGCAATACACCGACGCCGAAATCGTCCGCAAGAAACTCGCGGCGATGATCACCGGGTTCATCACACAGGCCAGCCCGGACAATCCGATCATCCCTCCGGATCAATACCAGAACGGGCCGACCCAGACAGATCCGGGGACGCAGATCAGCAAGCTCGAACCCGGCACGTTCCAGGTGCTGAACTTCGGCGAAGAGGTGTCGTTCGCCGAGGCCAAGGACAGCGGCGATTTCAAATCGTTTATCCGGACTTGCCTGCAAGCTTTTTCGAGTGGCGCGGGCCTTGCCGAGTATCAGATCAGCGGCGACTTGTCGGGGATCAACTATTCTTCGATCCGCGCCGGTCTGCTGGAGTTCCGCCGCAAGTGCGAGCAGTATCAGCATTCGGTTTTCATCTTCCAGGTCTGCCATCCGGTTTATAAGCGCTGGCTGCGCGAGGCGATGCTGGCGCTGGTGTTCGGCATTGATCTACTGAACGCGTACAGCAAAGATCCCGAGCCATTCGAGGAAGTGCAGTGGGTAACGCCTGGCTGGCCGTGGGTGGACCCCGAGAAGGACATCAAGGCTTCCAACGATGCCATCCGCAGCGGCCTATCCACGCGTTCCACCGAGGTGGCGGCACAAGGGCGCGACGCCGGTGCCGTAGATGCGGAGCAGGCAGCGGACAACAAGCGAGCCGACAAGCTTGGGCTGTCCTACGACAGCGATGGCCGGAAGGTCCTGACCGGGCGCAACGCCGGGTTGACGGAAGCCGAGATCCAGCAGGACGCGAGCAAGGGGGAGGTGGACGTGAAGCCATGAGGGATCTGACTCGTGTTGCATCGCGGTTTGTGAACACGCCGCTCATGATTCACCCGCCCAAGCTGGACGTGATCGTCCAGGCGCTGGGGCCACGGCTGGGGATCATGCCGGTGGCTGGCGTGAAGCCCGCGGAACCGTTCGCCGCAGCGTACATGGAGCAGGCTGACGACAGCGGCTACCAGGTGATCGATGGCGTGGCGATCATTCCGATCCAGGGCGTGCTGACGAAAGCGGAATCCTGGGTTTCGGCGTTGAGTGGTTGCAGCTCCTACGCGCAGATCGGGGGCTACCTTCAGGACGCGGTGAACGACGCCGGAGTGCGGGCGATTCTCCTGCAGGTGGATTCGCCGGGCGGCGAGACCACCGGATGCCTGGAGCTGTCCGACTACATCTATTCGCTTCGGGGCGCGAAGCCGATCTACGCGGTCGCTGACGACTTCGCGTTCTCTGCGGCTTACGCGCTGACCAGCGCGGCCGACAGGATCTTCGTCACGCGCATGGGAGCGGTCGGGTCCGTCGGCGTCGTGGTGCTGCATACCGAGGATTCGAAGTTCAACGACGAGCAGGGGTTCAAGTACACCTACATCTTCAAAGGCGACAGGAAGGTCGATGGGAACCCGCATGAACCGCTGTCGGAGCGGGCCGAGAAAGATATCCAGTCCGAGATTGACCGGCAGTACGAGCAGTTCGTAGCAACGGTCGCGCGGAACCGGAAGGCCGACGCAGAAAAGATCATCGCGACACAGGCTGGCGTGTACTGGTCGGAGAATGCCGTTCCGCTCCTGGCCGACGAAGTCGGAACGCTGGGCGATGCCATGAACGCGCTTCGTCAACTGCTCGGCGAGCCTGTCCAGAGTTCAACGGCGGCGATTGCCGCAAGATCCACAACCAAGGAGGTTACAGCAAGTATGCCCAACGAAACGCTCACAATCGCCGCCGAGGGTAAGAAGCCGGGCGACGGTGGCGGCGACGAGAAGACCAACACCGAACCGAAGTACTGCCACGCGTGCGGAACCAAGCTCCACGCAGACGCAACGTTCTGCCATGCCTGCGGCACCAAGGCCGAAGGCGAGGCGTCCGGTAAGTTCTGCCACGCCTGCGGTGCCGAGCTGCGCAAAGGCGCGGAGTACTGCCATG